CGTTTAATCTTTCCGGTTTTTTCGCTATCGCCCCCCAGGCTTTGCGCGCAGCTCAGTAGAGACGAAGAGCGAAGTAGCGTGGGTGGGCCTGAACGATGGTGAGGATTGGGTCATAAGGCCAAGCTTAGAGGGAATGTGCAAATACGAAAGTCTGATCGATGGGACCTTGAGTTTGGAAGACGTGGCTCGGATGAACGCAGCCTTAGACGTAAGAGCCGAGAATGAAGCAAGACTGAGAAAAGCAAACGGGTAGAGGGCGTATGGAAGGTGAAGTCATTAAATCGTTTTTGGTGGGGCTGGGTTTCAGCGTTGATGATTCGACGCTAGCCCGGTTCAACCAAGCGATTGAAAAAGCCTCGCTCAGGGTGGCCGCTCTCTACGCCTCGATCAAGCTTTCGGCCGCTGGTATTTTCGCGGGGATCTCAAAAGTAGCTCAAGGATTCGAGGATCTCGGCTATCAGCTTCGTATCGTCGCACCGGCCGTGAATCGGTGGCTTGTGATGAGGCAAGCGTTACTTGACGCCTATGCGCGAGCGGGCGTGAACATCGGGCAAGTGGTGAAGCAAGCCATCCTCTTCAACTACTCACTTCAGAAAACGAAGTTTGCGCTTGAGGCGGTTTATCGATCGGTAGCTGCTAAGTTTTTCCCGATCCTCACCAAACAGATGGACATCTTCCGGCAAAAGATCTTCGCGAACATGCCGAAGATTCAGGCCGCACTCATCAAGTTTGTTGAGTTCGTTTTCAAAGCGTTCGATGCCACAGTAGAACTTGGGACGCGGCTTTGGTCGATTCTTACTCGGGTGTGGGACTTTTTCGTTAGGCTTGATCAGGCTACTAACGGATGGTCCACTCGAATCCTTGGGGTGATCGCTGCGTGGAAGCTTCTCAACCTCGAATTTTTAGCGACTCCTCTCGGGATGCTTCTCGCTGGACTATTCGCCATCCTCGCGCTCTTTGATGATTTCAAGGTGTGGCAAGAGGGCGGAAAATCGCTCTTTGATTGGAGCCCGTTTCTCCCAGTGATCAAAGAAGTTTCAGCCGCAGTCGATCTCGCGGCTACCGCGATTGGAAACCTCTTTCAGATCCTCTTCCAACTCGGCGGCCTAATTGCGGATGTATTCCAGGGTAAGTGGCAAGAGGCGCTTCTCGATATTAAGACTCTTTTTAGTTCTATCGTAGACTATGCGAAATCGCTCATCGACTACGTAAAGCAGCTCGGGAATGTTGGCGGTGCGCTGGCGGGCTGGGCTCCTTCGGCTGCAAATTGGGTGGGAAATCATCTTGGGCTAGGATCTTCCACAAGCGTCACACCCCAAGCGAACGGTCCGCTACTCCCTGCAAACGCTGGAAACAACGCCACCATCCACCAGCAAACGCAGATTAACGTCAGCGGCGCAGCGGACGCGAACGCCGTCGGTAAGACCGTGGTGAATCAACAGGACCGCGTGAACTTCGACATGACCAGAAACCTGAAAGGGGCAATGCAGTAATGGCTGGGATTATTTTCCAACCTCAAACCCTGCTCGCAATCGGCCCTTCACGGCAGTTTGGTGGCTTGACCAACCCCCCAAGCGGGAGCAACCCGGCGTCTGGAAACGGTGGCCAGCCTATTTTCAAGGGCTATGTCACGGTTACCGAAAACACGATTGATGCAATCGAGATCACCCAGCAACCCGTGCAGCAAGGTGCAAACATCGCGGATCACGCATTCAAAAAACCTACGACGCTTTCGATTCAGATCGCCTTTAGTTCAAGCCTCACGCAGTCGCTTGCCACCATCTACAAAAACCTTCTCGTGCTCCAGAGCAGCTTTCAGCCCTTTAACGTCGTTACTCCGAAGCGCACTTATTACAGTATGCTCTTCGCATCGCTTGGGCAGACGACCGATAAGCAAAAAGAGAATATCCTTTCAATCAACGCGTCTTTTCAGCAAATCATCACGGTGCCGATCGGCATCACGACGGTGAGTCGATCGCAGCTCGCAAACCCGGGAGCGAACGGGGCCACTCAAAATGCGGGAACCAAGACGCTTCAATCCTTTCTCTCCGGTGTTACGGACGCTGGTAAAAACTTGTTTGGAGCTGGGTGATGGCGCTTCAAGATGTCTTCCTCATCCCACTTTCGAACGTGCCGCAGGTTTTTCAAATCGTGCTCGCTGGGATCACCTACATCATGACTTCGAAGTGGAATCCGGCTCCGGACGCCGGGTGGGTGGTCGATATCGCGGATGAGGACGGGACCGCGCTTGCACAAAATATCCCGCTCATCACCGGGGCGGATTGTCTTGAGGGCCTCCAGTATCTCGGCATCCAAGGGAATCTCTACGTCAAAACTTCGGGGGCAAATCCGCTCAATGTCCCGACTCTCGACAATCTTGGTGTGGACTCCAATCTTTATTTTGTAACGAGCGTACCCAATGGCGGATAAGACTTCAGCGGGAAGCGCCACCGGAGGCGCGGAGAACACCCAGCAATACGGCCGCGTTGCTACGCTTTTGGTCAGCGATAAGCAAGGGCGCTCGCTTGACCTCTCCGCACTTCGAATCAAGTTTAAGGTGAAGAAAACCGGCGTGATGACCCCGAACGCTGGGGATTTCATCGTCTATAACGTCGATGAGCAAACTGCGCGCCTTATTCAAAACGAATTCACCCATGTGCTTTTTCAAGCGGGCTACGTTGGAAACTACGGCCTGATCTTCAAGGGCAACATCAAGCAATTTATCACCGGACGAGAGAGCGCCACCGACACCTTCATCAACCTGAATTGCGGTGATGGCGATCAAGCCTATAATTTTGCGGTGATGAATCAAACGGTTCGCTCTGGCGCAAACCCGCAAGCGCTCTTAAACGCGGGCCTGACTGCGATGTCGGGTCAAGGCGTTGGTGCTGGGTACACGGGAGCCCTTCCCGCTCAAGCCCTTTCTCGTGGGAAGGTGATGTTTGGGAACGCGCGCGAGCATCTCCAAAAGCTCGCGGACACCTATGGGTTCGTGTGGTCGATCCAAGATGGGAACGTGGTGTTTCTCTCTAAAGGCGCGCATCTTCCTAACGAAGCTATCGTCATCACGAGTAAGACCGGGATGATCGGTACTCCTCAACAGACTTCGGAAGGCATAGACATCAAATGCCTTCTCAATCCGAATATCCGAGTTCATGGCCGAATCAAGATCGACAATAAGTCGGTCGCAAAAATGAAGATCGATTTCTGGACTCCAGGAAGCCCAGCCAACACCCCGGCCCTTATCAGCCGAGACGGCGTGTATTACCCACTGGTGGTGGAGCATTCCGGCGATACGCGAGGCACGGATTGGTACACCAATCTCCGGTTACTGTCGGTCGATGTTTCGAGCAACCCTCTCGATAGCGTGGGGACGGGCTGATGGACCGGAATCAGTATTTAAACGATCCTGAGACTGCGATGCGGACGGCCTTAAAGGGGCTGCAAGCGCAGATCTTCACTTCGTTTCCGGCGATCGTTCAGAGTGTGGATTTCTCGGAGATGACCCTTGAGTGCATTCCGGCAATCAAGGCGATCCAATTTAATTTCAACGGAACTTCTCAGTTCGTGACGATGCCGCCATTAGTGGATGTTCCGATTTGCTTTCCGTCGGGCGGCGGCTTCACCATGACATTTCCGCTGAAGGCGAATGATGAGGTTCTCGTATCGATCGCCAATCGATGCATCGATTCATGGTGGCAGAATGGTGGGGTTCAGCAACCGGCAGAGTTTCGGATGCATGATCTCTCTGACGGGTTCGCGATCCCGGGACCTAAGTCTCTTCCAAAAGTAATCAGTGACATAAGCACCACCGATGTTGAACTTCGGAACGATGCGGGGGACACGTTTCTTTCGATAGGAGCCGACGGGAAGATCGGTTTTGAAAACGCTGCGGGAAGCCTGAAGGATCTTCTTACGCTTCTCACTGGCGAGTTGAAAGACTTTTTCGACGTTTTGGCCACCTTCGGAGGTGGAGGCGCTCCGGTTACTCAAGCCATGCTCCAAGGCCCTGCCGTCATAACGTCTGGAAACCTCGCCACGACGATCACCCAGATTGCGGGGCTACTCAAATGAGATATCGAAAACTATCGCCTACTGGCGACTACACTTTTGGAAACGGGCAGCTTGATTTCTTGGTGAACAGTCCGGAAGCCGTGGCTCAGGTCATTGAAACCTCCCTGAGACTTTTTCTAGGTGAGTGGTACTTAAACCAAAATTCGGGAATGCCGTGGCTTCAACAGGTCATGGGATACAACAGCAAAGAGGACGCGGACAACGCGCTCATCGCGTACATCCTCACCCTTGAAGGCGTACAGAATTTAGATAACTGGGAGAGCACGAGAGATCCTGCCACCCGGAAATATACGAGCATCAGCGCAACGGTCGATACAATTTATGGTGCGACCGACATTGAGCTTCAAAATCTCGGAGTCACATAATGGAAGTTTCAGATCTCGTCTTCATCAATTCGGCGGGCTACCACTACGAGGACTACGCCTCATTTGCACAATACTTTGAGGACAAGTACAAAGACATCTATGGGGCCGACGTATATCTTGGAGACGATTCACAAGATGGGCAGCTCCTTAAAGTATTCGCTCAGGCGGTATTCGACACCGCCGTTCTTGGTGCGAGCACCTATAATTCCTTCGCTCCTACGACTGCGCAAGGCGTGGGGCTTTCCCGCAACGTAAAAATCAACGGCCTGAGACGCCAATCCGCAAGCAAGTCCACTGTGGAGCTTGTGATCGGAGGTATGGCCTTCAAGAGTATCATCGCGGGGATCGCGATCGACGATCTCGATCAGCAATGGGCGCTTCCCGCAAGTGTTACGATCCCAATTACCGGAACGATCACAGTCACCGCAACCGCAGTTGAGGAAGGTGCCCTCGCCGCTGAAGCGGGAACGGTAACCGGAATTTTCACCCCTACGGACGGATGGCAAACCGTGAACAACCCGGCCGCTGCTACGGCGGGGCAAGCGGTTGAAACGGATGCAGCCCTCAGGAGTCGCCAAGCGCGCTCAACTTCTATCCCGGCTCAAACGGTGTTCGAAGCTACGGTTGGTGCGGTTGCAAATATTCCAGGTGTTCTCGCACTTTCCCCTTACGAGAATGATACCGACATTGCGGATTCAAACGGCCTTCCTCCGCACAGCATCTCGCTCGTAGTGGAGGGTGCTACCGATACCGAGATCGCCGAGACGATTCTCGATTACAAAACCCCGGGAACAAACACCTACGGCACCACCGAAGTGCCGCTTACGGACTCCAAAGGCGTGCCGATCACGATTCGATTCTTCCGACCGACTCAGCACCCTATCGCTGTCAAGGTGACCCTCACGCCGCTTGCGAGCTGGGTATCCACCAATACCGATATCATCGCGGCAGCTATCGCTGAGTACATCAACGCGATCCCGATTGGTGGGAGCATCATTCTTACGAAGCTCTACGCCATCGCGTATGTTTCCGGCACCGTTGCGGCGGGAAGCTTCAATATCGAATCGATCGAGCTTGCAGAACAATCCACAGGAGCGATTCACTTCACTGGCACGACTACGGATGGGGATACCCTGACCGTCAACGGCACGGCGTTCACTTTCAAAAATGCTCCGTCCGGACCCACTGAAATCTTGGTGGGTGCTACCGCTGCCGAAACGGCCGAGAACACCCAAGCCATACTCGCTGCGAGCACCGATACGAACGTAGAAAAAGCGACCTACTCACTCGATGGTGCGTATGTAAACGTGCTTCATAAGCAACCGGGTCCGGATGGAGACACCTTCACGCTCGCGAAGAGCAGTTCAGACATATCGCTCTCTGGAGCTACTCTTTCCGGGGGAGCATTTGCTTCGGCCGATATCGAGCTTCCATTTAACTACCTCGCTACGTGCGATGTTGACGATGTGAGTTTTATCACATGAGTAAGACCGTAAACGACTACCTTAATCTGATCACTTCGGAGCATCGGAATAAGCCGAACTTCATTGCCACCGTTGAAGCCGCAGTCGCTCCACTTGTGCAAATTCAAACGTTGCTCGAAGCGATGATCGATCTTTTCGACATCGACATGACTCCGGTTGGAGATCAGCTTGATATCATCGGCCAATGGGTCGGGGCTTCTCGGAAAATCAACAGCGCTTTTGCGGGCATTTATTTCACCTGGGATGACACGGATTCCGATGGGTGGGACATGGGCATCTGGCAACAGCCCGGCGCTCCGGCCGCGCTCGTTATTCTTCCGGATGACGTGTACCTCACCTATATCAAAGCGAAGATCGCACTCAATTCGTGGGACGGAACTACGGAAGGTGCTTACCGAATTTGGGCGGAAGTGCTTCCCCAGTACAACCTGATGTTTCAAGACAATCAGGATATGAGTTTTATTTTCGCGATCTCGGGGACGCCTCTCGACTCGCTCACTAAGGCGCTCGTGGTGGGGGGCTATCTCCCAATGAAGCCCGAGGGCATTCGGATTTCTGATTTCGTGTTTCCGGTGGACACCAACCCGCTCTTTGCGTGGGACTGCGAATCGGCCGGACTTGGTGGCTGGGATGAAGGTTCGTGGGGCGAATGGGTGGCTCCGACATGAAAAATGAACAGGTTTCAAATGGCTTGGGGGTGAAAGCTCGCGGCTGTTTGAGCTGCGGGGGGTTCTCTTATCGTTCGGAGAGCCCTTCGCAGCCTAAAAATTACAAAGGAGAAAACTAGATATGGTGCCTACTAATGATTTCTTAGAAGTCGCAACCGACGTCGGTGCAAACGTACTTAGCCAAGTGGACTACGCAGCAAGCCCGCTGCTCGGGCCTGGCCAGCAACCGGGTATCGCATTGTCCGCTTTCAACAATAAGACGATCCGACAAGCCTCCTTCATGGTGGCTGCGCTCGCTCAGTTCTTGGTGAACACGACAGGGGACGATGTTCTCGATAACGCTACTCAAGCGGATATTCTTGCGACGATGGCGCTCGCTTGGCCATCAAGCGCTCTCCCAACGGCCACGCGATTGACCGCGACGGGCTCCACGGTTGGATACCTTTTTCACGTCACCACTGCCAGCGCTACAGTCGGTGCCACTTACGGAAACAACTCCGAAACGTTCACCGTCATCTCTACGCTCTCCGGTGGGACGCTGTTATTTTGTACGGCGACCGGAGCACCTGCCGGATCGGGAACACTCACCAAAGCAAGCGGAACCGGTGACTCCACGATTGCGTTCTCCTCGACTCAAGCTCTCGCGGCTTATAGCACCCCGGCGAACTGTCGCCGTATTGAAGGAAAAATCAGGGGCGCGGGCGGTGGCGGGGGCGGCGGTAATAACGGCGGCACGGCCGGAGCTGCCGGTCTTCTCAGCGCTCTCATGGCAGCGTCCGGAGTTATTATCGCGGGTGGAGGCTTGGGGGGACCGAATTCCACCTCCATCACAAAGGGTGGAGCGGGTGGCTCGCCATCAACTCTCGGATCTCTTACCGGCCTCTCTGTCGTGGACGCCCTGGCTGGCGGCTACGGCGGACCCTGCGCCTCTATCGCAGGATCAGGAACGCCTCCCGGTGGTAACGGCGGCGGTGCCAATGGCGGCGGCGGCGGCGCTGGCCTTTCTGGCGCTGGCGCAAATGGAGCTGCAAACTCCGGATCTGGCGGCGGTGGTGGTGCGGGTAACTTCACCGGACCGGCCGCATCGGGCGCGGGCGGCGGCGCTGGGGCTGAGCAAGAGTTTATCCTCAATAGCCCACCGGCCACGCTGTATTACGTGATCGGTACCGGTGGTGCACACGGAACCGGAGCAACGTCTACCTATAACGGTGGCGACGGGGCTGATGGCGAGATTTGCCTCAGAGAATACTATACCGGATAAGGCGGAAGCAAAATGGGCCTACCACGGAAAATCGGAATTGAGATGGAGCAGGGGGACGATTTCGCGATCGTCCTCCGGCTCTCGGACAGTGCTGGGCCTATGAACATCGAGGATTACGAATTCTTTGGTGAGATGAAGTCAACCACTGGTGAGGCTATGCCGGTTGCTGAATTCACTTTCGCCATTCTCGATCAGGTGGCGCTCAAAGGTCAGGTGAAAATGTCGCTAGCTTCGGGGGACACCGAAGCCCTCATTGCATCGATTGCAAATGCGGAGACAAAAAGCCGTCTGACCACGCCGTACCTCTTCGACGTTAAGATGAAGGATACGCATGACGTTATCACTCGAATCTTAGAAGGCGTAGTTTATCTTTCGCCGCAAGTAACTCAGGAGCCGTAAAAATGAGACTTTTTGATTTGGAAGCTGATGAAGAATCACCTCTAGAGATTATGGGGCCAGCCCAAGGCCGCGCCGTGAAAGCGGGGGTGATTCAACCGGGGGACTTTGACGGTGTGAATCTGAAAGCAACGGTTACGTTCGTGAACGCTTTCACGGATGACACTTACGCAATTTCAATTTCTGGGGCCGATCAACGCGCTTTCACTTTCGAGGATAAAACGGAAGCCGGATTCGTGATCAATACGAACTCCGACACCGAGTTAACGGGAGAGGTGTGTTGGATTGCCACCACTCAGGGGGAAACGTCATGAAAAAATACGCTCTTTTATTTCTAACCATGGTCTCTTCGGCGCTGGCCGGAGACTTCACGGCGAATAATCTCACCGTAGAAAACAGCCTCTCGCTCCAGTACACAACCGCGAACACCGTGCCCTACATCAACGGGCAAAAGAGTATGGTGTCGAGCGCAATTACCCCTACCAACCTGAGCTATATCTTCGGACTTCGGAGCAACGCCCAAGCTCAGATCGATGCGATTAGTGGTAGCGGCATCACAAGTATCACGGGTACTTTACCGATCAACGTTACGAGCGGCTCTACTCCGGTAGTGTCGTGCCGTACCGCTACGAGTGGTGTATCCGGATGTTTGACTGCCGCTGATTGGGTTACCTTCAATAGCAAGCAAACGGCTCTTGGATTCACTCCGGCAAACAACACTCTCAGCAATCTCGGAACCACTGCGGTAAACGCTGATTTAAATTTTGCCTCTCCGGGAACCCACTTCATAACCGGGATCGCAGATCCGATCAACCCCCAAGACGCAGCCACCAAAAGCTATGTCGATAATCATTCTAGCGGAGGAGATGTTACCGGTCCTTCATCTGCGACGGATCTAGCCGTTTGTCGCTATGACGGAACCACGGGGAAGCTTGTTCAAAACTCTACCGCGCTCATTAGCGATGCTGGGAACTTGGCTTTGGGTTCGGCTTCTGTTTTATCTCCGGACTCGGCCGCGCACCTGTTTCAAATCGGCGATCGAATGATTTTTCAGAACGTTGTGGGGGGCCAGTTATGGCTTGGTAACAACGCATATTATCAAGACGATGGGTGGCATCGAGCGCAATCAGGAGGCGTAGCTGGTCTTCGCATTAACGATGATCCAGGCGATACCTCGTTTCAATTTGGAACAGCGGCCCCTGGGAGCCCTGGTATCATCGGAGGGGATATCACGCCTAGGATGACGATCCGAAACGGTGGCAACGTCGGCATCGGAACGACGAGCCCAGCAACCAAGCTTGAAGTGAGCGGGGACGTTACCGTGGGTGGGGATATTAAATTCCCCACCGCAAATACCTACGGGGTAGGAACCATTTCCAAACCGGCTTTCCAGGTTTGGAGTAGCCAGATCGACACGAACGAAATATGGACCGTCGGTGGAAACTTGGCATTCGATCTCTCAACCTTTCGTGCGCTTGACCTCGCAGGAAACACTTCGGCAAACTTTAATACCCGAAGGCTCCATAACTCTTCCGGAAGTTATTTGCTCGATTACTCAGGTTCGCACATTGCTCTAGCAAACGGTGTGAAGATCACAAACCTGACCGATCCTACTTCCGCCCAGGATGCGGCAACAAAGGCGTATGTCGATTCCATCGCACCTGGCGCTGGAGCGAATACGACCCTGAGCAATCTTGGCACTACGGCGATAAATGCGGACCTTAATTTCGCAGGTCACTACAATATCACCGGAGGTGGTGGTCCGACGCCTGGATTTCTGCCAGGTGGGTGGGGCGGGCAAGCACTCAGCTATGCTACGAACGATGTCTTGCAAGGTATCGTCGCTCAAGGAAGTGGCAGCACGGTTGAGTTCTACAACAGTGTTTATGCTGGGTCTGGTTCCGGACAGGGTGCCTATATCGGCACTTTCTCGAATCACTTCCTTGATTTTTATTCGAACAATACGAGTCGTTTCCACATATATGAAAACGGCGAAAACCTGTTCGGTCTCAGCGTTTGGAATGGAGGTGGGTCTCCTGTTTCGCCGATCGGTTCGGTGCTTGGGGTTCTCGCGAACAGCGGCGACTCGCAAGACGCTTTTAAAGTCGTAGACGAAAGTCTGACCACCAAAGCGAAAATTGGAAAAGATGGGACGTCCTACATTCCTCTTTTTACCGATGCGGGCGGCTCGAATCAAATGGCTGACTTCACGGGCGCTACGCATGCGGGCGTAGGGGCGGCTTATTTCCCAAGCGGGCTCGTGACGGCGCAATCCATTCTTCCGGACACGGATAATGCTTACGACATTGGTGACTACTCCGGACCCTACAATTTCCGGAATCTTTATCTCACTGGAGCAATTCGCGCTATCTCTTTGTCTGACCCGGCCGGGGTTGCTTTTTTAGATGCAGGTAATAGGACGATCAAAGATGCAAGCGGTTCCGACGTTTTTGATGCAGCAAACGATTCCGCTTATTCGCACTCCGGAGACTTCTCTGTGGATTTCAATTTGCGTAAACTCTACAACGGCAGTTCCGGAGAGGCGATGGATTACTCTGCTACCGGGATTATAAAGTTCACGGCGCTCCCAAAACTCCCTGTTCAGGGCTCGGGCTCAACTCCGACCTGCACCCTCGGAGCGACGAACGATGGGAAAATTGCTTTCACGAGCGCGCATATCTTGTGCGTTTGCGACGGCGGATCGGCATCTTGGAAGCAAGTATCTGACGGATCAACGGCCTGTACTTTCTAAAGCGATATGAAGATGGCACTGCTCAGTTTAGCATTCATTCTCCCTACGATGGCTGGCACCATCGACAAGGCGTCTTACTGCGCGGGCTGGTGTAGGGCTAGGTATCAAGACGGAACGGAGATAGGTGGGCGGTGCGCTTGCATCGACTACTACGAGATAAACCCATCCGAAAGGATTGCGACTCCTCGTAAAAATATATTTTTTGAGCTGTCTCAGAATCGATGAAGGAGGGATCAATGGTAAGGTTCGGGATGAAAGCAGACACTATTCAATTCTGGATTTTGGTCATCGCGGGCCTTGGAATGCTGAGTGGCTTTTCCGGCTGGGTGTCGAGTCACTTCGCTAGTGCTGAGTCGCTCTCGGCGCTTTCGAGACGCGTGGATCTTGAGGTGCAAGAGCGGCGCGAGCTTAAAGCCGAGATCGATAGCCTGTATCTTCGTTTCATTCCCCCATCAGATCGAATTCCGCTCAAGCATCCGGGATACTCGGGTGATTGAAAGGCTCCATCTTTTAAACTTGTTTTCTCGTCATCCTGTGGTGGGATGGTGGCTTACGAGAGAAATCGTAGGTATGTACCTACATCTCAACAAACGAAAAGGAAAAACGAAAATGAAAACGATTCTTACGCTCGCTGACGGTGCGATTCTTCTTCAAGAAAAAGGTGGCGACTTCTTTCTGTCGTTCGACGGAACGGTTGGCGGCGGCAACATGGCCGGTGTCATCGAAGGAAAAGGCTCGATCAAAATCGGGACCGGCTCGGTGGCTCTGAAAGCCGCTGAGCAATTCTTGAATTCGGTGCTGCCGGATGCGATGATTCCGATCGCCGAGATGCTTGAACAGATCATCAACGCTGGCGTCGCGCAGCTCTAAAAAGTTTGGGGGCGGGGTTCGAGCAGTTCGGACACGTAGAACGCGGGACACGTAATGCGACCCGCCCCCAAAA